AAGGACTGTACTGGCACCATTCTACTAGACCTGTGAGTAAAATCAAGAATTAACGTTTTCCGATAGCCGTAAATCATGGACAGCACAGGCTTCTATACGCGACCCTTTGTCAGTGATGATGTTGAGGATGATGAAAACGGTGGACAGACCAGGCGATTCTTCCCGGACACCTACCTTGACTCACCAATTCTCATTCACAAGCGTGCTAGATGGCTCGCCGGGTTGGAGTTGGGACCTATGGCGACTCCGGGGAAAAAGACAAAGATGGATTACGTGATGGCAGAGGCTATGGCCGCGGGGGCGAGCTCCTCTACCTACTCAATAGTGGACCCGGATGAATACCCTCGCCATTATCACTTCAGGTGGCCAAGCTCTCTCGGCGATGAACTCGAGACATCAATTGCGGTTGCGTCCGATGTCTTCTCGTCTGTGAGGAAAGCCTTGAGGGAGCGTACCGGCGTTTCAATTCCGATGGCGCCTCCGCTTACAACCCCTGAGATCAGCTATTGGCTATCACGATGGAGCTATTTTGACAGCTTGGTCGAGGAGTTCTCACGGATTCAGGCAATGTCAGGGGCCAGTGTCGCAATCATCAACCTAGGGTCTCATACGCGGGTTATAGCAACTCAGGATGTGTGGTTTGTCAAATGCAAGTACATTGGTTCTTTCATGTACACTTACGAGCAGGTTCTGATGATCAAGGACGTGATGTACACTCGTGCTCAGTGTTTCATTGCAGCGGCTTGCTTCTATCCGTCTGATCCCGATATCATACGATTGATACGAAGCACGTGCGAGTGGCATGAGATGTGTTTGACACGTCACGGAAACGCTGGATTTGAACTCTTGAAGAATACTGAGGCGTTGGCAAAGGCGTACTTGTCTGAGATGACGGACACCGTTTTTGGATCAGACGGTCCATATCCCCGAATGCTAGAGAAGGTGCGGGACAAAGAGCGAAAGATCATGAAGTCTAAAGTTATCGATGAGATGAAGGTAGACTACATGGCAGACAAGTTTGACTTGGTCCTGAGAACTGCTCCTACGGTACAACATGTAGTTGAGTTGTTTGGACTTCTGAAGATCTCAGGACACCCATTGATCGATCCACTCATCGGAGGTCGGTCCGCCGCGGAGGAGGCTCGAAGTCCAGATATGACAGAATTCTGTGAATCGCAGAAGCTAGCGTGGGAGTTCAAGAGGAACATGCTGATGAACTACGTCCGACAACATGGATCATGGCCTCCGTTAGATTTCTCAAAGAAGGGTGAAAAGACACAACTCCACAAGCGATACAGGCGTCAGTTCCGCGGTCTCAATCGCAGCTCTTACCCTCTAGAGGACTGGGAACATTGCCGTTTCGGGAAGATTGTTGAGTTCGACTGGGCGACGAACTACATGGAGTTTCTGGATGACAAGTCCATATCGCTGTATCGGAGCAATGTGGCCGCATTTTGGGACAGAAACGTGCCGATGAAATCTCAACGGAGACTGCTGTTAGAGCTGATCGAGCGTGAAGAAGTCAAGATAAGAGACGTCGTCACATTGGTCATGCGACGTGAAGTCCCGCTTGATTGGCTTATTGTGTCGATCCACCCGAAAGAAAGGGAGTTCAAGTTGGCGCCTCGTATGTTCAGTATGTTGGTCTTCGAGATTCGAGCATTCTTCGCGTTGACAGAGGCAAACATTGCGGATAAGATCTTCCCATATCTCCCGGAGCAGACGATGACTCTAAGTAAGGTGGCTACTGCTAAGAGGTTCATGTCTATCACTCAGCCACTGTCAAGTAGAGACTCTCTTCGAATGTTCGTGGAGATAGATCTGAGTCGATGGAACTTGAGGTGGCGTGCTGCTGCAGTCGATCCTGTTGGCCGCACGCTAAATGATATGTTCGGCATGCCAGGAGTCTTCGATTACTGCCACGAGTTCTTCTCATCTGCTATGATCATGGTGAGGGTAAGCGATCTTCGCCCAGACAAGATAGAGCTCGACCATCCACCAGAGTCTGAATTGGTCTGGTATAATCACATGGGAGGCTTTGAGGGGATCTGTCAAAAGCTATGGACCATCTGCACGTATTCGATGGTATCACTAGCGATCAACGACTTGCCGCTCGGTTACACTCTGATGGGACAAGGTGACAATCAGATATTGTCTATCAGAACATCAACTCAGAGTGGTAAGTCTGACGACCAAGTGCTGAGAGATTTGAGGGATCAGGTTGTCTCGAGAGTATCTGCGCAATGCGCTCGTGTAAACCAAGAAGTCAAGCCGGAAGAATGTCTTGAGTCGACAACCGTTATAACATACTCCAAGGATGTGTATGTAGACGGGGTCTACAGACCTACAACAATCAAGTTTCATTCTAGACTTTTCCCTCATTCTTCGATGATTTTTCCGTCTGTCAGAACGAACCTTGGAGCTATCTTCTCTACGGCTGTTGCAGGAGCCGAAAAAAGCACACAGCCTATGCTGAGCTATTATCTTGCGTGCCTGTACGGGTCGATGTACTTGATCCGTTGCTCCAAGAGACGAGGCCCGTTCGGTCCACAGATGGAGCATTTCCGCAAACAGCTTGGAGCACGGTTTACTGACTTTGTGCGATTCATAATCACCCTCCCGTCAGAAGCTGGGGGTTTCCCGACTATCCCATTTGTAGGGTTCACATACAAGGGAGGGTCAGATCCTTTAGGGAAATCCCTCTCCGCGATGCACGTCTTAGGCCACAACTCGGGGGATAGGATGTTCAATCGCATGCTTGCTCAGATGTCCGATGACCGTCTTTACAACCCAACCCCGTCTCCTCGCACTTTGTTCATGGACCCTTTCAGTATCCCTCTAAAGAAGCCGGTTACATCAACGGATGGAGTAGCAACAGAGACGATGACAGCCCTGAGGACACAAGTTAAGACACGAGACTTGAAGCAACTCATGAGCGCTGATACAGACAAGTATGTCGATGCACTCGTAACAGCGCTGTCAGAATGTAGGCCAATGAACCCGCTCATTATGCGTGACGTGCTTGACTGCTCCGTTGCAGGCATAACAGACACGGTGAGTAAGATGTTTGTTGCCACCCGGACGTTACAACAAGTCGTCCGAGCGCTTGGCGTTCCGGTAGTGGACAAGGTGCTGCATCTAGAGTCCTCAGGACTTCTGTACATGTATAACCGATTCTCAAACCTACCCAAAGATCCGGCTGCAGTCAAGTCTATTTATCAGCTGACAGTTGAATGTCGGAACAGATGGTATCCTGATTCTGAGTGTCCCATCGTGGGGTTGACTACATACCAGCCGCTTGATTTTGCGGTAAGGCACGGCCGAGAAGGAATTCAATCAGAAGGCGTAACCGTTGTGCTTGTAGCTGACTCCGACCCGCTCGAGACCCGAGGTAGATACGACCCTTATGTAGGCAGCAAGACACGAGAGAAACGTAGTGAGCATGGTTTTAAGATTGTCGGCACAGACTCATCATCTCGAGCAATGAGGAAGTTGCAGTTGATAGCTAGCCAGACCGGGAACGATGCTGTTTTCAAGACAATCCTCGACGTTGTGGGGTGGTCACGCACAAATACGAAGCTCTCTGATCACTCGCACTTGCTCCCAGGTGTGTCGGGTGGGACACTCAGTCATCGATATGCCGCTCGAGCAGGCCATCAAGACGCATACAATATCGGGTCCCCGAACTTTGCGACACATTGTTGTGTGTCGACTGACAACACGGGATATTTGTCGGGAGGAGTTTATGACTATCCTATAATGTTCCAGGAGTTCATACTGTCATCAATGTGGTTGCTCATGACAAGCCATGTAGGATCGAAGCAGCAATTTGGGGCCATCACGATTGTCACTGAAGGGTCTAACCTCCAACCTCTCCCGAATGTAGACATCGTAGGGCCTGCTCGTGCAACGCTACCAGTTCTACGGTTCCCGACAAACGATCTGGTCTTTATACCAAGTCTCAAGCTCGAACATGTAGCCGGTGCAATATCGCATCCCGCGCTACCAGTGACCGATGACTTCAAGCCCACTCGAGAATTACGGCTCATGGTGCTAGAGGGTTACTTCCGCGCAGCACTTCGGAAAAACAGTATGGGTCGTCAAGTCGCAGATGGGTCCAAGCAGCACTTCCAAGGGTCCACACTGGATATTGCCGAGGTTAGGTCAAATGGACTCTGGCTTATTGCTCAAGCCATCAAGAATGTCATCTTAGATGAAGCGATCTCCAATTTCATGATGACGGATTTGCGGGATATCCGGCGATGGGTGGTGATGAACTACGCTTACAAGCTGATCCGACCTCTGTGCTATGCCGTTACACCGGTGATCGGACATGATATGCTCAAAGAGGACCCAACGGTTGTTCGGTTCAATTTGTTCGATCAGCCTTCTTACAGTGGAGGAGAATTCGCTAGCCACGAGAGATTTTGTGCTATCGTCAACAAACTGGTTCTGAACGGTTTGTCAGGGAACGACAAGCAATACAACCATCGGAGAATCGGAATCTTTACCTCTGATAACAGCAAAGTTCTCTCGGAAACTCTTCTCCAGTGTCTACTGTGTGATATATACATATGGATCAAGACTGGGGTGATGAACAGGACTGATGTTGAACTTGCTCTCTCGAGTCAGCTAATTCCGCGAATTCGATCGCAACATGATGAGGCGACGAGAACTTCGATGATCGTGCGTGCGGCCCGGAATATCTCCTTGATTATCAAGGACAACCATCCGGGTGAGGCTGCAATAGCTGAAAGACTCGGTCGAGGACGTGTTGTGGGGTATAAGGCAACCATTCCAGACCTTCTGAAGTCTACAAGAGATACGGACAAGTGGGGGATCATCTTGCCAAGTCGAACACCGCGGAAAGTTCTCAAGCTGCGATCAGGTGTACTACCACCTGCAGACGTGTGGCTACCAAAAACCTGTAACGAGAAAATGACAGGTACTCGAAAACTAGACCAATCACGAGCGACGAGCGAC